TGGCGAAAAGGAGGAGGGCCAAACATATTCTGCCGCAAGCCAAAGGCGCTCTCAACGTCTTGTGCAATCAACGATGGTTTTACTTTAGACACAGGTGTTGATCTTGCATGCCAAAAACCCAAGATATCTGTCTCATCTGGGTTTTCAACGAAGTTCAAACTGTGCCTGGCATGCACAGCACCCCTCTCAACTTGAGGTAAGCCTTCAACGGTGCGCATCTCGAGATGCATCTTTGGAGCTACAATTTCATGCTTCCGCTCAAAATATTTTTGAGCACGCGCGAATTCGCTCTCCGTAATCGTCTCCAAACCACACTTATCGTACGCTTTCCCGGCAACTAGTTTCATGACGTGCACTCCGACCAACATCTTCTCTTTCCCAGCAAAACTCACAACAGGACTTCCACAGCTACCACGCTCAGTGGTGCCGGCTTTAATGTCGTAAATTTGCCGCCGGGACTTAACAGTCGCGCCTGGCCAATTGTACTCTGGGGGTTTGTCAATTAACACGTTGACAGCCTCAACCCTTAGGTTGTGATCTTGAAGCGTCTCTCCCTTCTTTAACAGCAACCGACAGTATCGTGTGCCTCTTGGCTCCGAACGTGGCAACAGATGGGAGACGTCTTTAATCAACCCCAGATCAGGCAAATTAAGCAACAACAAATCTTTGACTCCCACGGGGCTAATGGAATCTTTGTGAAGTTGCGTAATGGGCCGCTGCTTGCCTCCATGACGCCAAGCTTGGACATCGTAAACATCATGATCACCCTGAACTGAAAACACATGCCGAGGGCACAACCATAACGTTCCTTTAACTCCGACAATGGACACAGTCCTCCTACCTTTGGGCCCCGTAACGCATATCGAGCCCATGTTTTGAGAAAGCACGTGGGCTGTCTGCGTTTGCGTCATCGTGGCAGCTTTGAGACTGGGTGGCTGCTCGTGGTCCTCAGGCACATAAGAGTACGGCATATCGGGCTGAGCCTGGGTTTCGGGGTAATATCGTCGCCGCAGACGCATTAATGATGTGGCGAGAAACGCAAATCCGACAATAGGAATCAAAACATCGGCAGCATCGCCAGTGAAAGGCTTCAACACTTCCCAAAGTGGTTTGGGGCTTCGATTCAAGCGACTAGCCGTCGCATGCTTGGCAAGCTGGTAATATCCAACAGTCCAGCTGCCCAAAGCAAGCAAAGCAAGCCACAGGTGAAAACGCGCTAACGCCACGGCCACCGCTGCTCCAGTCAAAAACGTGGGATGACCGTAGCCGCGCAGTAGCCAACGACAACGGTTGGCAGTATTCCATCGGGTTACGTAACCAGACAATCGATAAGTTAACACAGCGGAGATTAAATCCCCAATCTTACCGTCAACAATCAAATGTCTATCAAGACCATGTGGAAAGCGATGGACGTTGTCAGCGTAACGGTACGGCAGCACATGACATTGCGCCCTAAACCACATGTACGCATACAACATCCAAAAATGCACATCACGGGCTAATTTGATCAAAGCTAAATCGACTCTCACTTTCAGGCTCTCTTCAGGAACTTCCTCAACTTCCTCCTCAAACGGCTCCTTTTCTATCTCTTCCATAACCCCGGAAAACTCATCAGGGAAAGGAACCAACTCAACCTCCTCATCTTCATCGTCACCATCCATCTCCAATTTCACTGGTCCGATCGAAGGCTCGTAAATCGTCCCGCTGTACGAAGTATCATCATCCTCAATAGGGCTCGTGACAAGGCCCATTCTGTCAAGCAAATTTGAACCCATGGATGTCTCTGTCACATATTCCATGGGCGGTGGGGATGGATTCAAATCACACACGCACGTCGCAGTAGGCCTTTCACACGCAGAACACCAGCCAAAATTGTCTTCGTTCTGTTGCTTATTAGCGACCTCAATCTCTCTTCTGCGATGAATAGCGGTGTCCTCGCGCATGAACGTTAGGAAAGTGTTCAAATCCACGCACTTGAGCGTCGCAGACACGGGCGTCAAATTCAAGTATGACGCATGGCGGGAAGCCGCACTATACGGCTGTGCATCTGAATACCCGAGCCCGAACATCCGATAAACATTGTCCATGGTCAAAGGGAAACCCATATAAACGGCAGTGTAGTAAGGAATCAAATCTCTCTCGAATTGTGACACTGCAGCGTACGTTAACGGATACTTGCACTTTGTAATTGTCGCGGGGATGTAGTCAACGGTCTCGTAATTGGTCTGCGCATCTTGGCGCACTAACACACGGCGTGGAGTGAACCATTGGAAATTTTGCATCACTCCTTTATTCTGTCCGAGCAATCGCATGTGGGTCTCCTGCAAAGTTGGATCCATAATGACGCTTGTCCCAAAACACAAGTGGGGTCGTGGCTGCACATAAACTGTGACTGCCTGCCGCCTCAAAATGCTCGACTCGCAGTTGGCAACATCTGCAATGTCAAACATCTCCACGTTTGTTGTAATGAGCGTGAAGGCATGGTTAAAGAACACCTTACCTTTCTCGTCAACGTCTGCTTTAATCGCTGGATTTCTGGCCGTGTTGACCAACCTGATGATCATTTGAGCAGGTGACTGACCGTTCTTGAGCTTAAAATTGGCCAGATCGTCCAAGTAGTAACATAGCACGTTGGATTTTGCCAACGTGTCATAATTGTCGCTCTCTTGCAATTGCGCTATTCGATCTCGCGTATGTGGGAGTCCGTTGTATGACAAAAGGGACTGCATCAATGGATAAGCCAACACGGTTTTGCCGCACGCTGTGGGCCCGCACAAAGTGACCAAATAGTCTAGCGGTTTGATACCCTTGGCATTCATGTATAGCTCGTATTGGGACCGCACTTCCTGAAGGACCGTAACTTTTTTCATTATTAATTCTTTGACCATCCCATTGGTCTTCTTCTTGAGCATGCGGTCGCCCAACGCCTCTGTCTTCTTCAACATTTCTTCAAATTCATCCTCCGAGACATCGTGGATCATCTCCAGATTTCCTTGTTTAAGGGATTTTCCCAGATCCTGAATCGTCAAGAACGCCTTATCAAACTTCGGCACATCCAGATCGTCATAAGCCAAAGGCGTTAGGCTTTGTTCCGAAAAACACTGGATGATAACCTTGTGCGCCCGACGTAAAATCGATATGAACATATCGATGGCGTTGGAAATAGACACACACCCGACTGCTTCGGGCAGGTCAAATAGAGCCATGTCCCACATCTTGAATTGAAGACGTTCCCGAGATATGAACTTCAGCGCGATTAGTTGGGACATGAACTTGATCACGCGCTGGCCAATCGGAGCGTTAATAAGAACTTGAATTATCTCCGAGGCGCTCATCCACCATGGCAAATCATCATCGTCCTCAGCCGCCATCATTGCGTTGAAGTCGTCCAACGTCTTGCTCTCGAGCACTGGAGTGTTTCCGGACCGCAGATAATTCATAATCATGCCCATGTCGAGTTCTACCTCAATGACACGTAAAAGTTGCAATATGTGCACGGCCACGCCTGACCATCGTCTCGCCGTCGTAATTCCAAGTACGGCAGCATTAATGTGCAACAACATTGGGCAATGAACGGAATAATTCACACCGGATTTCTCAACGGTGGCCAAAAACCCAGCGATGACCAAATGGACGGCCTCTTTAACATCATCAGCGATATTGCGTTCTGGCGAAATAATACAATTCGTCGCGATGAGCTCCATGCCATCTTGCTCTTCTCCGCTCTCAAGCTGGGCTGGTGAGCCATAGAAATCCCAAGGGGTGTAACAGCCGTCTGAGTATTCGGGGTCTGCATCAACTTGTGCGACCGCATGCTCGACATCAACCCGTCGGGGCTTCTTGATTAAGCCCAATTCTCTCTGCCTCTGGCCGTCCGCTGACATAACGTGGTGGACAAATTTGTCCTCCCAACGTGAGCTCCCGGCCATCGTCATTCTGATCAAACCAGCGTTGAGCAGTTTTCGGGCGTAATTTCCATCTGGATCATATAGCCCAAGACTCTGACAGTACTCAAGCTCGGCCCAATATTCGGCATTCGATCGTTCAATCCTTTCTCGAAGCTCAGCTCGCTTTTTGCGCTGGTAGTTGTTATTCTTGGCCCGAGGGGACACAATAGCATCGAGAACTGCTCGCTTTCTCTGGTAAACGTTATTATACGTAAAACCAGGCCGCGGCAAATCAAGACGCTGGGGGTCAACAACCTCTGACACCTCATTCGTCACGTAGCGTGCTCTTCGCAAAGCGCTCGGCAAATATCCTTGGGCGTCCTGAACAAATTTAGGTTGATTGTCCATCTTGTGTCCAAACCACAGAGCATCGAAACGTTTCTTCTCTCGCCTTAAACATTCATCGTGCTCAAAATCAAAGGCGGTATTCGCGCACCGCCGTGAGGTCCTACCCACATCAGAGTATTTTGGACCACACTTGTTAGGCTTCTTGCCTTCACTCCTTCCTCCTTGTTTCTTAAAAGCTGCTCCTCCAGCAGTCTTCCCGCCTAATTTACCTCCTTTGGAGGCCTCCAGTTCGACGCAACTGAAGTAGACACGCCTGTCGTCTAAGCCCCCTTTTGCGGGGGGGCCATCCTGATTCTCTCGATCACTTTCACTTCCACCATAACCAGTGACATTCGAGTCAACACTCGACATGTCGGGGCAAATCTTTCGATCCCCAATTGGGCGCAACGGAACTCCATCCGTGTGCGACACCGTACCCAGGTAAACACCTGGCGTACCCTCCTCTGTAGGCATACTCGAGTCAACACTCGACGTAGCAGAGATAACAAAATTTGGTAAAATATTAGAACCGAGAAGTTAAAATAGACAAACGGCTTCTCAGGCACGCTCATCCGGATAAATCATTTTGGAAGAGTTATTCATCCTCGGCCCGCTATTTGCATAGTATGGACCAACTCTTTGTTATACTTTGAATCGTCTCCTAGGCGTACAACAACCTAGCTCCCAACACAAACTGACGGCGACGGGGTTTCCACTCCCGCCTTTTATAAACCATACAGCGTTTGTGCCAAGGCTCCACAAAACCACAGGCGCTATATGCACATGCTAATTCCCCCCCCCATATTCCATTTTCATGGGGGGTTTTTCTCGCTTATTTAGCGACTGACCATAGACGTTAAAACTCGTAAGAGACACTTCTTCCTCTCCCAATGGAGAAACTGCATCTTCGCAAACAATAGTCCTTAAATAACCAGCCGCCGAGTGGGCGAAGGAAACAAACATGAGCACAAGAACGTGCAATCATGCACCGAGATAACTACATCTCGTGAAAAATTAAAGCATCTAATGCTAGGGATTTTATAAACCTGATACAAGACTTTATTAAATAGGTAAAATCTGAACAAAACCCAGATCTGTGTTTTTAAAGAGATACACATAAACTCTTTCACTAAAACTTTCTGCAATCAAAAGATATCGTACTAGTAGTAGCAAAATTTTTAAGACTTAATTGTCTTCAATTTCACTTATCCGTAGGGCAGTGAAACCCATTGATATGATAGGCGTTTAAATACAACATACATAATGAAGTTGCCAACCTGTAATCATACCACCTTTTTCCCCGGTAGGTCCGGTCTTTTTAAATTGGACTTTTCCAATCTTTGGTGATCCAGTTATGTCTGGAGGTAACTGTGTTAGTTACGAAAACCCTGTTCTAGGGAAAGATAACTTTTTTCCTGCGAGCTGTTTTGTTGTCACGGCGAATTAAATCATTGAATTAGTATCATTTCAACAATCAACAAAACAAACAAACTCTCTCTCACGGTGCTATATTTCCTGACGTGCACCGATAAAAACTTACGTCTGATACTATGGATTACGTTCCATGAACGTAGATGACTTGCAGCACTTCATACTTGTTTACACAAGCATGACACATTTCAATTCATCCTAGCTGTTGGCGAAACCAGCCTAGATCAAAG